CTTCGAACAATCAAACGACAAAATCAATCTCCCGTACAGAAAATCCCCTCTCAATCGATAAACCACGGCACAGTTTATTACTTCCTTAATAGGAAATTTTTGAGGAGCCAATGGGCCTGATGAAGATCAGGACATGTTTGTGCGTAGGAGGGGCACAGCACTTCCGCTTTGCGGTCGTATTAACAATTTTGTTAACGTGGTAGCACCACGAAAATTTGGGAAAAGGTCCCATCGTGACAACCTTGCTCGGATGATATCCGTTAAAAATCACCTGAGTCTGGTCTCAGTAATCTCCAGCGCTTGGATGAGCGATATCTGACAAACAAACCAAATTAAATACCACTATGAACACAATACTTAATGAAATACGTAATCGCACGAAGTATGTCCTGGCCGGGGCTGCTATCGTTGCAACAGTTAAATTGGTTAAGTATGGTTACGAATTGTACCAAGACCGTACTAGTGATTATTTGGAATATAACAAGTTAGGAAATAGTTTGGCGATGGATCATCTAATTGAGGATGGGCAAGCTAATCTCCTAACCCCTGGCGTGGTGTCAACTGATTTGTTGGCATCGTTGATCCCAAGTGTTGAAGGACTAACTATTAACACATCGTCGTCTGGCAATATTGTTAGAGATGGTATGGAGTTAGAACAAACACCTGTTAAGGAGAAACGCCATAGAAGAATTGGCACGCATAAGAAGAGGTCTTATGCAAGTGACGTCATCGCTGAATGTCGTGTTCGGTTCGGTTGTCCTATTAACAACCCAGCCAATCGATTAGCAGTCAGACGTTTCGCCATGAACCTTATGTACGCCCATGGATTGCGCCCAACTCATGTATGTAGGATCATTGATGATGTTGTGGAGATGATATTCGTTGAGAGCGACGAATTAATTGCAAGCCGAAAATTGCGCCCAACGCTTTTCGGTAGGATTAGAGCCTTCTTTGAAGGAGCTAATCCAACGCAATCCAATTGAGGGGGCTTGGTAGTCCTTGATGGTGTAAGTCACGTTTGTGATTTACAGGAGAGTAGAATGACCATCAAGAGAAAACCAGGCGATGTTAGGACTAGGAAGCTATACATATTAACCGGATTAAGTATGGCTGAGTCGAATTTAAATATTAACAATCCAGATATTGGGACACTTGCTACTGCACTACACACTAGAATGTATAGATGTTTAGTAAATGGGAGTTATGAGTTACCTCCTGCAGTGAGCAAGACACACGTTCTATCAACGTTAAAAGAGTTCAAAAGAAACTTGTTGAATAAGGTTGGCTATCCCACCCGCATTTCCCTCGATGAAGTCGTTGAGATGTATAAGGGTCGGAAACGCACAATCTATCAACAAGCTCTTGAAGAACACACCAGCGTTGGATTGAAAAGAGAACACGCGTTTAGCATAGCCTTTGTTAAATGCGAGAAAGTAGATTCCACAAAGGCTCCCAGGTGCATACAGCCTAGGAAGCCGGTCTACAACCTTGTGCTTGGGTCCTATCTCAAACACATTGAACACAGGATTTATAAAGGAATAGCAAAGCTGTTTGGCGATGGGCCAACAGTTATTAAGGGATATGATGCAAGGCAATGTGCGCATATAATCCGTGGCAAATGGCGTAGGTTTAACAAACCAGTAGCCGTTGGATTAGATGCCACCAAGTTTGACATGCACGTCAGCCCCGAGATGTTATCTTGGGAACATTCAATATATTTGGATATGTACAAGCAAGATCCGCTGCTAAAGCAACTGCTAAATTGGCAGATGCATAATATAGGCATGGGATTCTGTGAAGATGGTACATTATATTACTCTGTAGACGGAAAACGTTTTAGCGGAGATATGAATACAGCATTAGGCAATTGCATCATCATGTGTGCAATGATCTATGCGTATCTCAAATCCAAAAATATTAATGGAGTGCTAGCCAATAATGGTGATGATTGCGTTGTATTCATGGAGAGTGAGGATGTGGGTAGTTTCAATGAAGGATTAGAAGAGTTCTTCATGAAACTAGGATTCAGGATGACTGTAGAAAAACCTGTGTACGTATTGTCACAAGTTGAGTTCTGCCAAGCTCATCCGATCCGTGTGGGTGATGATGATATCATGATGGTAAGAAACATACCAACTGTCTTATTAAAAGATAGTATGAGTGTTCTACCTCTAGAATCTGAAGTTGTTGCTCGAAAGTGGCTATATGCCGTTGGGGAATGTGGATTGGCGTTATGTAGTGGCATACCAATCTTACAAAGTTATTATAGCATGTATATGCGACATGGAGTTGTCAGCAATATGCATGAAGCTGTTTATATGCAGACTGGAATGAGAATGTTACGAGGTAAACTCGAATGTAAAACCAGTAACGTATCACCCGAATCTAGGGTTGACGTTATGGAAGCATGGGGAATATCCCCTGATGAGCAAGTTGCACTTGAAGGTAAGTTGAATAAACACCTAATCGACTTTAGCTCTATCCAGTCTATAGAAAAACATACCGACTACCCGACCATATGGTAAAATTTCATGGTAATTACTGCGGACCTAATTGGAGTGATGGTAAGTCACAGACGAGCGTTGTTGGCAGCGCTACTGCAATTGATGCGTTTGATGAAACGTGTAAACAGCATGATGCTGCTTATGCGCGTGGTGAAAATTTACGCCAAGCTGACTTGAGGTTCGCTAAGCAAAATATTCTCAACGGAATCAAGCCCACAATTGCAGGAATTCTCGTCGGTGCACAAGGACTCCTTAGGTCACGCGATAAACCGAAAGACCCTTCGAACAATCAAACGACAAAATCAATCTCCCGTACAGAAAATCCCCTCTCAATCGATATGCAAAGCAGAAGAATGAGACCCCTCCCAATTCCCTTACCTATTCCAGTTCCTCCGAAGGCTTCGAGGAAGCAACCGAATCCCCCATCGGCCAGAACCTCTGGTCTAAAATCTGCACTTGCACCAGTCGCGTTTTCTCGACGTGTTGCAATGCAAAAACCAGCATTTTCGTCAATCAACGGAGAAACATGCATACGCCACCGCGAGTACATCGGTACTATCGCTAATAGTACATCATTCGTGTGTACTCCGTATGCAATTAATCCAGGTTTGAGTGATGTTTTCCCATGGTTGACCAACATAGCCGCCAATTACGACAAGTATCGATTCCGAAAACTTCGTTTTGACTATGTGCCGGCCGTCAGTACTTCCACAGGTGGGCGTATAACTTTAGCATTTAACTACAATGCTGGAGATAACGCTCCCGTAAGTAAGCAACAGGTGTTCTCTGTATCACCAAATGCTGAACAAGCGGTGTGGGCGGAACTGATATTACAAGTACCTGTGATTCCAGAGACATTGTACACAAGAGAGTATCTTGTTCCCGGATCGGACATTAAAACGTTCGATATGGGACAGCTCCTTGTTGCTACAGATCTTGGAGCCAATACTTCAACCATAGGTGAACTGTATGTAGAGTACGAGGTGGTTCTCACAAAACCACATCCACAATTCGTGTCCACTACAGAGGTTTATAACCTAACAACTACAACCGCGGCCAATCTTTGGCCATCAACTGGAGGAACTGTATACTTACCCAACGGTATGGTCAGTTCATCAACGGTCGCAAACTCATTTACCTTTTCGTTGTCAGGACGTTATTTAATAGTCTGGCAAGTAACTGGTACTGTGGTGACCGACCAAGCAGTTGATGCTACAATTGGCACCATCACCCAAGTTGGTGGTGGTTCTACCGACTTTCCCAACGCTGGAACAACCAAGTCCATGAGCGTTGGTGTTTACGACGTAGTCGTTGATTCCACGACGAAAATTGCAAACATCCGAACATTAGTTGCTGCTACAACCGTTACCAAAGCTATGTTCTTCGCTTCCCTCCTCGACGCCAATACACCCTACAACACAAACACTTAACTCGTGTCGTTTCATGTAAAAATTATAAAATATTAAAAGAAATAAAAAATTGTATGCAGTAAATTATCCAAGACCTACGGGCGCCTACGAGGGGCGCGACTGTCTGCCTGGTCAGCTAGCTTGGATTTCTCGTCACTACTGTAATTCTGCCCTTGTTGGGGTTATATATTATACGTCCTAAGCTTCTTTGGCCCACTTCTGTGGGGGGCATTACCAAAGAACCAGTTTGAGTCTGGAAATCCGCACCGGATTTTAGGTGTATTCTACTTAGCCG